TCCTATGGAGTGCTTGTCTTTCGATAGAAATACCGAAACCTTTAACAATGTAGAGCATGATCACGTTCGTGATTTTTACCCTGACTTAAAATGCGGTTGGGCTTATGCAGTCCAAGGCATCGACTACTCTGACAAAACTGTCAAAGTTGTCAATTTAAAAAGGAAACTTTTCGACCAAATCTTAGTCGCTATGGAAGACTTAGGAAATCCTACTGACTTAGAAACTGGTTGGGATATATTCTTCAAGAGATTGAAGACTGGCCCACAAGTATTTAATGTTGAGTATCAACTACAAATGCTTAAGTGTAAGCCAAGAGCATTAGAGGATTGGGAATCAGAACTCGTCGCAGACCTTAAGTCTATGGACGATGTACTTCCTAGACCTACACCTGATGCACAATTAGAGTTGCTCAAAAGAGTACAAGGCGCAGAAAGTAACGAGTCTGTAGATGAGGAGTTTGACGTATCATGATTGGAGTAGGAGAAAAATTTCCAGCATTTGCACTTAACGGTGTAGATGCTGACAACGAATTTGTTGTAGCTAGCGTAACAGAGACTTACGAGCCTCTGAAACACGACTGGAGTGTAATTTATTTCTATCCTAAAGATTTTACTTTTATCTGTCCTACTGAAATTCAGGCTATGGACAGCTTAGTAGACCATGCAAACGTAATCGGAATCAGCGGAGACAACGAGTTCTGTAAGTTGGCTTGGAAACAAGAGAATCAATTGATTGGAAATATTGAACATACGCTCGCAGCAGACTGTGGTCTGTATTTAGCAAGTGAACTAGGTATTGCTGATGAAGATGAAGGAGTATGCTTTAGAGCTACTTACATCATTGATAGTAATAATATTGTTCAGCACGTATCAGTTAATGCTTTAGATACAGGCAGAAATGCAAATGAAGTTCTTAGAACTTTACAAGCACTTCAAGCAGGCGGTCTTACAGGTTGTGAATGGCAACCAGGAGAAGACTTCGTAGCATGATTTTATTCACAGCAGATTGGCACATAAAACTTGGTCAAAAGAATGTTCCTACTGATTGGGCAATCAATCGGTATCAGATGTTCTTTGAACAAGTTACTGAGCTTGAACAAGACTGTGAATTGCATATCATTGGTGGGGATTTGTTTGATCGAGTCCCCTCAATGGACGAACTTACTCTTTACTTTGATTTTATCAGAGGAGTAACTATTCCTACTATTATTTATGATGGAAATCATGAAGCTACTAGGAAAAACAAGACTTTCTTTACTAACCTAAAGAAAGCAACTTCAGATGTGAATGGATTGGTCGAGGTTATTGATACAACTTATGTAGAAGATGACTGGGCAATCCTTCCATATGCAGACCTACATAGAAAAGGTAGTATAGAATCGATTGACGCAGATATATTATTTACACACGTTCGAGGAGAGATACCACCTCATGTAGTACCTGAAGTTGATTTAGAAAGATTTGATAAGTACAAGACTGTATTTGCTGGAGATTTACATGCACACGAGAATACTCAAAGAAACATAGTATATCCAGGCAGTCCAATGACTACAAGTTTTCATAGAAATAGAGTAAAGACAGGTGCTTTACTTATTGAAGATGACTGGTCATGGACATGGCATGAACTTGACTTACCACAGTTAATTAGAAAAACTGTATCAGACCCCGATGAAATGATAGGGACTGACTTTGACCACACAATCTATGAACTCGAAGGAGATGTTCAAGATTTAGCAAAGATAAAGAACTCAGAACTACTTGACAAGAAAGTTGTAAAACGAGAGGTAGAAGCTACACTCAACCTTACATCTGATATGTCTATTAGTGATGAACTAGTAGTATATTTACAAGATATACTAAACTTAGACGAAGATAAGATTAAAGGAATTATAGGAGTGTACAATGATTATTCTACAGAAGTTAACTTGGGATAACTGTTTCTCCTATGGGAAAGGTAACGAAGTCAATCTAGCAAGTGCTACTTTGACACAACTCGTTGGAACAAATGGAGTAGGTAAATCATCTATTCCGTTAATACTAGAGGAAGTATTATTTAATAAAAATAGTAAAAATGTTAAGAAAGCTGATATTGCTAATCGGTATGTTAATCAAGGGTATGATATTAGCCTTGATTTTAGTGTTGATAGCGATAACTACAATATCTCTGTATCACGTCGTGCTACCCTTAAATGTAAGCTGACAAAGAACGGAGAAGATATTAGCAGTCATACTGCTAGTAATACCTATAAAACCTTGGGAGAGATACTAGGTATAGACTTTAAAACCTTTACCCAACTTGTTTATCAGAACACAAATACAAGTTTACAGTTTTTAACTGCAACAGATACTAATAGGAAGAAGTTCCTAATTGACTTATTAAAACTTGATGACTACGTTTCTTATTTTGAGACGTTTAAAGAGGGAGTACGAGTTGCAACTCAGGAAGTTACAGTACTGAATGCAAAGACCGACACAATCGTTAAATGGTTAAATGACAACAAATTGGAGAGTATAGAACTACTCTCGAAAGTGAATTTACCAAAAATCGAAGAAGAAGACGAGAAAAGATTGCGTCAGTTACAAATAGACTTTGAAAATATCTCGGAAAAAAATAAAAAAATTAACGACAATAATTTATATATAGAGCAGTTACGGAGCTTAGATATACAACAAGCCAGAAATGATATGGAAAACTATCCTGAGATACAGGATACAGACCGTATTACTGGACAGCTTGGTGCATGGAAGCAAGAACTAACTCATGAAGTTAATATGAGAGATAAGTATGAAAGTCTCAGAAACGCTGAATCACAAGAGTGTCCTACTTGTGAACAGCCAATAGATATGGATTTCGTAGAAAGACATTATTTAGAGCATAATGAAAGAGCAGACCAATGCAGAAAGTTTATGCAACAGGAACAGGACAAGCTAGAGGCTATACAAAAAGAAAATGAAATACATAGGAAAGCAGCCAAAACAACAAGAGAGTGGGAAAGAATCTACTCCTCTATTGACACCTCGCTCACAACGACAGTTAGTGATCCAGAGGCAATCAAAGGGCATATTCAAGAACTTAAAACTAAAGTTCAAGAAGCTCGTAATGGGCTGGAAGAAGTAATTGCAGAGAATGAGAGAAGAGAAAGATACAATACAAGAATTGAAATCATTACAGAACAAACTAATGAATTTGAGAATGAGCTATCTGAAATCACAGACAAGCTTAGCGGTGTTGAAGATAAACTTTCGATTCTCGAAATACTTAAAAAAGCGTTTAGCACAAATGGACTCCTTGCATACAAGATCGAGTCCCTCGTCAAAGAACTAGAGGTACTAACTAATGAGTACTTAGCTGAGTTTAGTGACGGCAGATTCTCTATTAACTTTGTTGTAGAGAACGATAAGCTAAACGTAGAAGTTACGGACACAGGTAAAATCATTGATATTTTAGCATTGTCTAGTGGTGAACTCGCAAGAGTAAATATTGCCACACTAGTAGCGATACGAAAACTAATGACTTCGATTAGTAGAAGTCAAATCAATGTGCTATTCCTCGATGAGGTTAACCAAGCACTTGATGAACAGGGGAAGGAGAAAATCGTAGAGATTCTCCTTAAAGAAGAAAACTTAAACACATATCTAGTTTCTCATGGTTGGACACACCCACTATTAGAGAAGATAGAAATTGTTAAAGAGGATAATATATCCCATTTAGAATAAAATGAAAGATGGAGATACTTTTTGGTTACACATATGCCCTTACAAATCTGAGTTTAGACAGTATATCCCGATTGGGGAAACCTGCAAGATTTGTGATTGGGAAGAGCTTAGTGACCAGGAAAAAGCAATAATAAGACAGAAGGAACACAGAGAAAGAATGGAGCAAGACTATGACTACTAATGTAGATTTAACACTAAGAGCAATAGAACAACAATTGAATTTATCACCAGGCACAATACAGCCAGGCGGTGATTTGATTAAAGACTATGGAGCGGATTCGCTAGACATAGTTGAGATAGTGATGACTTTGGAGGAACAACTAGATATAGAAGTTCCTGATGATGCCGTCATGGATCTCAAGCTTCACGATGTAGATAACTTAATTAAATATATCGAATCTCAGTAATGGTAAACAGTAGACAGAAAGGTCACAAGGCCGAGCTACTTGTCGCCAATATGTTAACGCGTCATACACAGCTACCCTTTGAGCAAACCCCAGGCTCTGGTAGTGGTAAAATTAAAGGGGACTTATGGTTAAAACACCACTTAAATAAGTTCTTAATTGAAGTAAAATTTTACAAAGATGACGCTATATCTACTAAAGTCTTTACAAACAAAAGTAATAATTTTGTGCAATGGTGGGCTAAGACTGTACAACAAGCGGAAGATAATAATTTAGAACCCTTGTTGTTTTTCAAAGCCAACCATGCACAATTTTTTGTATCAACCAAAACTAAGCCAGAAAAGGTAGACTTCATGTACATCTCGTTTTTAGATGCGTATGTCTGTCTCGCTGAAAAATGGCTAGAAAAAGAAAAACAGGAATGGACACATGGCGATAGAATTTACGAGCCTTGGAAAGCCGCCAACACCTAATGGTAACTTATTAGTTGTTGATGGTCTC